TCCCGAACGTTGGTAAGGACACGAGCATAAACAAATTTTACTTGCTGTATATCCCGCTGAAATAAGTCCCGTTACAATCGTGCTTAATGCCGCTGCGTAAGTAGCAGCACTGACACTTGCAATTATATCATTCGTGCCGTATTGAATAACAACGTAATCTGTATAAGGTCGTGAGATTAATTGGCTTTGGTATCTATTTATTCCGCTAGTCGCATCTACAGCAGTACAACGGCTTCCGCTTATGCCTACATTCGCATCTGCTACGCCTAATGAAGTTGATAGGGTTCGTAAGTAAGAAATCGATCCCGTACCAACTGTATTTGAATCCCCAAATCCAGCAACCCACTCGGCAGCGTTATCACTAGCCATTCCGTACATATTGTACAACTTGTTTCTAACTTGTAAATCAATAGCATCTGAAAGGTTAGCCGAGCTCATACAAAATGCCTTAACGCCACCAGCCATAGCAAAACCACCACTTACAAACGACATCATTCTAGCGATTAAAGTATTTTGTCCAGCAAAGGTATTTGTAGTTTGAATTAATACTCTATCATTCAATCTAGCCGTAAATGTGTTACCTGTTCGACGCACTGAAAAAATACTGTATCTGTTTCCTGTAATACCCGCTCGAAGTGTTAATTTAGTTACGCCACCTACTTTCATTGTAAGTCCATCAAAAACATTTGCGGGTGCTTCGTGTATAAAGTAATCGGAAGCTGATTGAGCCGACAAAAATATTTTAGTCATTGCGCCCGTATCTTTGAATATCATATACATTGAATAGTCTGTACGTGATATTTCCGCTGCTCTTATTAATTGGTCGTTACTACCATCGAATATAGGAACGCCCGAAGTTAGTAAAGGTCTGTTTAATGCAGTTCCTTGCGTCCACGCACTTATACCATCATTCCAAGAACTAATTTAAGAACCTGATAAAGTAAATTGACTTGTGTCAACCGAGTGTAAATTCGCAATATCCATGTATTGCGCTAAGGAAAATTGATTTTTTAAAGTTGAATAGTACTGGCTCATAATTTATTGTGTTATCCAGTACTCGACTGTTGTTCCTGCACTCCACTCCGCATAAATAATATTCAAAGTTGATGTTACATAAGCACCCGTGCCACGTAAAACCCATCCCGCTGGAACTGTTGGTGCTGTTCCTGAATTGTGGTAAATTTTTTGAACTATTCCTATTCGTGCGCCTGTTAAACTATCGGTTAAATTTGACGAACTTGGCGAAGCAATGGAGTTATAAATTTGAGGTGTAGCGAATGATATTACTGCGCCCGTTGTTGCTGCAACTTCGTATTTAGTATTCGTTGCATTATCCCCGCTGTTTGTTCCGCTTGTGTTGCCTATAACAACTAACTGTGCATCTGTTACGTAATTATCATCTACTCCTTTTGTTGGCTCTGCTCCTACATCGGTAGCATCTAAAACAACAACGCCCGTTTGACCGTTTACTGAATCTACTGCGATATCAGAAAGCATTGCAATAGTTCCGCTTTGATTTGGAAGTTCCCACGAATAATTATCATCAATACCGTTTGCGTTTAATTGTCCTTGATTTGCTCCTCTTTGAAAATCAACAGAAAGCCCTTGAGGTCTTAAAATAACACTGTCGTTACCATCAATCGCTCCTACTTCCGATCCTTGAACTCCATTTGTCGCTATCAAAGCTAAAACTTGAATGCTTCCAGTTGTTTCCGACGCACCTCCCTCGTTGTCTGTAATTTCTTGTAGTGTCGGAACATTAACAACAGGATTTAAAGGGTCTGTATTATCAACCGTTGTTCCTGTCACAGTTTGAACGCCTCCGCCGCCGCTAGTTCTAGTTACGTTAACTTCGATAATATTAGGGCTTACCGTAATATCTACCGTTTCAATCGTTTCTTGTATTACTATATCTACTGCCATTATCTTGAAATATCATCTGTTATAGTAAAAAGTCCACTTATCCAAGTTGAAACAGTATCATCAGCTAAAGTTATCTGAATATCATACTTGTAATTACAAGCGGGTATATCAATAATTTGCTCATCTATTGAAAAGTTCCCACCCGTGCCTGCTTCGGTTGTAAGTGCTGGTGTAAAAGCTACAACGCCACCCGCTTCTTTTCGCAACTGCATTAATATAGTTGACCCCGTTAAATCTAAATTAACGTCATTGACCTTTATATTTATTGGCACTTCTGCGAACGTGTCCCCTCTCTTGTGTGTGAAGTTTACTGTTTTCATTTTTTAAGAATATTTGTAACTTTTTAATATTTTCTTCGGTTCTTTTATCTGTCTTTCTCATATTAATCGGGGATATACCAACGGTTAAAAACAAGCCCGTTTGCTAAAGCTGGAACTATTGTACTATCAGTACTTAAATATTCGGGCAAAGAGTTCAATGCTAGCCACCTTTCTAAACGCCCTTGATACATTTCAGCTTTTAATCTTTGGTTTTGCACAAGATAATCAATTTCTTCTTTATCTAAAGACTGTCCGTTCTCTACCGTTGTCTTAAAAATACCGTTGTTGTTTACTTTGTAAGCACCTATTAAAAGATATTCTACTGCGCTTTGACGAATTAAAAACGGTTTAATGTAATCATCGTACAAAGTCAAATAAAGACCGCTTAAATCATCGTTTTCAAAGTCTAAGCAAATCTTATTGTAAAGCGTTTCTCCTAAAACTTCTTCAACCTTACTTCTTTGAGCGTCTGCAATACAACTTACATACAAATCCACATCAATATTACCACCTAAAAAAGTGTTTTTAGTTAGTTCATTTTCTTTAAGTAAAATAGTTGTTGCCATATTAATTTGCTCTAAAATTATTATTGCTTGGTTCTGCGGGTTGCGCAACTAACGGGTTATTTTCTTGCCACTTTGCTTTAGGTCTGTCTTTTGGGTCTAGTTCCAAAATCATTTTTCGAGCCTCGTTTACTGAAATAGAAGTATTGTTTTTTCTTAAGTAAATTTTACGCTCCCAAAAGTGTTGACAGTTTACCCCGCCTTTGTATAGCCAAATTGAATAAGTATCAGCACCGTTTAAACCTAGTCCTTTATTTACTACTTTGCTTCCTGCTAGTTCAATATCTTCTTTTCGATAAACTTTATTGGCATTTAATAGTTTGTTGCAAAATTCTCTTTGACCTACTGAACTACCAGCGTAAGTATATCGTACTTTAAATAAGTCTGTATCTTGTTCACTTTTTGCGTTTGGGAAAGACGAGAACGTTCTCGCTAATGATAAAGTAAATTCGTTAATTTTATCTTCGCCTTTGTATTCGATTGCGTCAATTTCCTCCCACTCCTCGCTGTCAATATCTTCGCCTAATGCAATAAGTTCATCTGCTACTCCTGTGAGGATTTTGCTTTCGTCTGCGTGAGATGAACAGCAAATTTTCAAATTGCTTAATTGCGTAACTATTGCGGTTTGCTCATTAAATAATGATTGCGCCACACTTGCGGGAATATTCAAAAATTGTACTAAAAATACTATTGCTTGTTCTTTGGTTAAAACACCCTCTTTTACTTTTGCGAAAATATCTATTGCACTTGCTATTTGCGCACCGTTGTAAGAGATTGCCGCATCATTTTCGGCAGCGATTCCGTCAGCATTTTGAACTACATCTTCTGCTCTCAAACTTTCAAACTCTAATTCAGCAGTGATTCCATTAACGCTACAAATATTCATAATACCATCTAAAACAATTTCTTGTTTTGGTTGTATTACGTTTATCATCAACTCGGCAAACCCTACTTTTATTTCTTCTGCGTTTGAACTAAATCCGCTCGCTTCTTTTACACCTACTAACATAGGGGACGTAAGTTTATGTGCTGTCATTAACTGCTGTCTAGCTTCTGCGCATAAGTACTCATATTGTTTGTGTGCTTCTGAAACTTCGGTAGCTGTTATTGTCATTTCGGAATCTTTACCATCGTTGAAGTTAATAAAGAATTTACCCGAATTGTTTGACCCGCTTAAATCAGTACGCATTTTAGTTACGTGCTTCTGTATTTCAATCTCACTTTCTTGAACGCCTCCGTTAACATTTATGATATACCCCGCACTCAAACCATTTTTAATATGATTGATACAATAGTTTTGAAACTCCTCTTCAAACTTTGCCCAACTTAACCCAGACACGTAGCTAGGGTTGCTATAATAAAACTGTCCTATTTGATAGTCTTTAATTATGTAGATTTCCGAGCGTTGATTTAAACCATCACCGTAACCAAACGCATCAAATCGAACGGGCTTATATTTTTGAACGTTTGCAAAATCATAAGAGTACCAATACCCCGTAATATTTCCGTTTTCATCTGCTACTTCGGGCGCTATTCTTTGCTTTGGAACGTGAAACCCTTTGCGTACTTTGCCGTTAATGTATTTCACTTCAATAGCCGCCTCGCCAAACATTTCAAAGTCTTTACAAATTCTTCTTAAATCATTTTTAGAAAAGATTGTTTTAGCTTCTTGCAATTGTTTCATATCGCCTTTAGTAGTCAATCCTTTTCCGTAAATAA